CGAACACGACCAGTTAAATATGGGTCGTGTCTATCTTCTACAACACCATAAAACCAGATGAAACCATCCATTCCTATAAAATTATTTGACTTCACTTCATTCATGATTCATCTATTGTAAATTGATTATAGTCATAACCTTGTACCAAGGTCATATCACTATTTAGTACTTCTTTATCATTAGGTATATACTCTGTACCTACACTATCTTTGGCACAGGTTAATGTCATTGTGTGTATACCTTGTGGTGTTGTTTGTGCAAGATGTCTTACTTCTGTTACAAGATAGTTGCCTGATAAGAATGGGTCTATAAGTAAATCATTTTTTCCTTCTGGTATATTACCTGATAATGTTTTAAATTTAATTACTGAACCAGCTGTTACAGCAGTATTACCTGGCACTACTAGTTCTATAACAAAAGAATTAAAGGCGTTTCTTTGTGCCTTACTTTTTTGTAATGTGTTTTCTATGTCTGCTGTTTCTACTGCTTTAATTGTAGTTGTTTCTGTACCTGCAATTGTACCATCAGGATTTGTGATTGTACCATCAGCATTTATTGTACCTAATGGTAGACCAAATATTGGGTCTTTATCTAGAGGTACAGTATTTGTAATTTTTTTATCATGCATACCTATTGTTGATGATGTAAACATATAATCTGCCTCTGGAAAATCTGATAACAATTTGCCTTCTTCATAATTATATACAGGCATTATACTTGTGTACGGTGAATCAGGAAATTCTTCTTGACCCATATGATTTGATTTTGTGTATTCATGAGGATAACTGAAGTCTACATTCTTAAATTGTTTTGTAAATGCATTGTAAGTTACTAGTCTACTTGCATAGGTACCTTGTTTAATGTTTGATAATGTATCGAATCTTTTTAATATATTAAATTCAAATACTTTAGTCATATTACCCTTAACACCATCTTTTGTATCATAGAGTTGGCCAGAATCTACCTTGGGAGAATTGGAATACTCTATCACAGCTTGTTTTGCTTTACCAGCAGAATTAGATATCATTGCCTCTAAAGATTTAAAGTTAAAACCATCTGATGTTTCCCAAAAGAAGAATCCAGAGTTCTCAAATTTTTCTGATATTGATTCTTTACCTAAAAACTTTATAGTATCTAATGGTGATTTCTTAGGTATAACATATTTAACAACAGGTGTTGTTGTCTCGAATAGAAAATCTTTTTGTGTTTTAAGAAAGTTTCTTAGTATAACATTTACTGTCTCATGTATAGGACCTTCAAATGCTCTACATAGTTTTCTTTGATTGTCTCTTATTCTTTCCTTACTATAAAAATCTAATGCATATACTCTAGCATTTTGATTAGGGTTTGATATATTTCTTATCTTGTTTACCCACATTGGGTATTTTTTAAAATTATAACCTCTAGGAGATTCATCTTCTAAAGTAAATCCAGGTGTGTGTAATGTAAATTCTAGTATCTCGTTGCCTGTTATAGGTAGTCTATCTAATAAACCACCGGCGTCTACCATAACTAAAGTGCCTGATAGTGTGTTGTAATTTATACCTTCAAAGATTTGTATTTCTTGTACTGCTTCTCTGATATCTATTCTTAATGGTTCGTTAGTGCCTAATTCACTTTGATATGTAGCAAGAAAAATCTCTGTTGATAATGTAAAATCACCTGCCTTAGGAGCATTTTGTGTAGTCATATATTATTTACCGATTAAAGCATTAAATTCACTAAGAAATGTAGATAGAAATCTTGGGTCTAATAGTTTTATCAATCTTTTCTTGTCTTGTATTCTTTGTTCGTATTCTCTATTAGATATTGAAGTTGCACCTGATGTTGTACTATTAACTTCTACTTTGTGTGTATAATCATCTGGTCCATTACCTGATAACTTACCACTTGATTGTGTTACCTCATAATGATGTATGCCAGCAGGATTAGAATACTTGTCTGTTATAAACAATTCAAATTCTTGTTCTGACATTGGCCAGTCATAATATCTATCTTGAATATTATTTGTAAGCAATATTACCCAATGTAACTTTGGATTACCAAAGTGTTTAAATGCAATAGTTTCAGGTGTCTCTCCTGATTTTACATCATACTTATTATATAAACTCATTTCATTTATAATTTTGTCTCTGACTTTAACTCTTTTCATTATATCTGTTACAGTTTTATATGTATTCTTATCAAATCCATATTGCATTTTACCAAATTTACTGAAGTACATTAATAACCTCCTGCAACATTTTTCTTAGTGAGTACTAACATTTCTTTAAATGCTAGATTAATTTTAATTATCTGTGGTGAAGCACCTTGGTCATCAGGTTTTAATGTTGTAAACTTTTCACCTGGTGAGTAATCTACATCCATAGATTCTAGTACACATTTTGCTATTCTAGGTATATAATTGTTATTACCTTTTCTGTACATGTATTCTATTTCAAATTGTGAAGGTGTTATAAAAAATGATTCACCTTCTGATAAAGCAGGATGCATATGAAATTTAAATACTTCTATAATCTTATGTGCTTGTTGTAGTTCTTCGTTATTCTTAGGTGCAAATGTAAATGGGAATGTAAAAGTTCTAAATGGTACACTTTCAAATGCTAACTCCATATTTGGGTTTGTAGTTTTACCAAACGCCCTAGTTGATACAGCACCTATACCAGGTGATATTACTTGCATAGCACTTGATAACATACTAGCAAGTCCTGCCCCACCGGCACTCAACATTTGTGTAAAGTTTTCTGCACCTGCAAGACCACCAGCAGCACCTGTTTCTTGGTCTGTGTAAGTAGTTGCATACTTAAATTTAGTTTCAGCAGGTGTATACAATATAATTGATTGTGTTATCTTTTTATGTGTACCTGAAAATTTATCTCTAGGTTTAGCATTTATTTCTTTTGCCTTCTCTTTTGTTTGAGCAGCACTAGGTACTGAATTTATAATTGACTTAGCGGCGTCTGTTGATGAACCATCATTATTAAAAAAGAATCCCAGGTAATTAGAAGCTGCACCTTTTACTAAATTTTTTGTTTTCTTTTCTATTGCCTTAACATTTTCTTTTATTGCTTGTGCCTGTTCTTCTGGTGAAGCTGTTGTTTCTTTTGCCTTTGTATCTTTTTCAGATTCAATTGCTGATAATGTGTTTTCATATATGTGAAACTTCATGTAATGACCATCACCTAACTGCCCTACTTCTTGTGGGTAATAATTATAAGTGAATGATAATGGGTCTGCTTCTAGTGGTGCTAAATCACTATCTTTTAAATTCAATTTAGATGACTTTTTCATACGAGCGCCTATCATCTGTGCTGTTTCGCTTTGTGTAGTATTTGACTGCCCAAATAAAAGATTAGACATGTTTTTAATTATACTCATAGTTACCTCTCGTTATCAGTTATATTTATAAGATAAATAGTCATATGATATCATCAAAAAAGAATAAAACTTACAAAGCACCTCATCAAGGATTGTTTAAACCTAAGAATCCTAAGAAATATGTTGGTAATTCAAGTAATATACAATATCGTTCATCTTGGGAAAAGAAGTTCATGAAACATTGTGATAACAATCCACATATAATTCAATGGGCAAGTGAAGAAATGTATGTACCATATCTAAGTCCTGTTGATAAAAGAATACATAAATACTATCCTGATTTTATTGTTAAGATGTCTGATGGTAGAAAACTTATGATTGAGATTAAACCTGCTGTTCAATGCAAACCACCTAAAGTTACCTCTCGTAAGACTAAAAGATACCTTAGAGAGCAATTAACTTTCATTAAGAATATATCTAAATGGAAATCTGCAAAAGAATATTGTTCTGATAATGGTCTTGAATTTGTTATAATGACCGAAAAAGAATTAAATATTAAGCATTAAGTGCCATAGCGTCAGCAGCTGTAGATTTGGGCACAGTAGGATTAACTGCAACAGATGTATTACTATTAGTGCTGTTTGCAACATTAACAATATTATTAACTGCACCATCTAATTCTTGATTTTGCTGTTGTTGTTTTAATCTTTTAAGTTTATCATCAGAAGATTCAGTTTTGTTCAATGCAGCCATAGGATTTACATCTGGGTCTATTGCTGATTCTCTACCTGCTCTTTCTTCCATGATTGCCTTTTCTTCTTCATCACTTGCACCACCTAAGAATGAAGGTAATGCCATATATATGTCGTTAAACATATCTTTAAAGAAATTAGGTATTGTCTCTGTAAAAAATTCAGCTACATCATCTATTATACCCATAAAGAAATCTTTTATTTGAGGAGCAAACGCTACTAGACCTGCTATAAGAGCAGCGATAGCAACACCCATTAGCACAAATGGGTTTGTTAATATTGCTAATTTATCTAGTAGTAGTTTTGCTTTAGATACTACTAAATCTTTTTTCGCTAATAAGAATTTCTTTACTTCTAATTTTTGAAGTTTCTCTGATATACCAAGTCTTGAATCAGCAAACTTACCTAACGCCATGAAAGGTTTTCCAAAAGAAGCTAGATTGTCTTTAAGACCTCCTATTTCTTCTCCAAATGCTTGAAGTGGTTCTAATAGAGGTGCTGGTAAAACTGCTTCTGCACCTGCCATAATTTTAGCACCTATTCCTTGAGTGGCATCCTTTCTTTTACTACCTAATACTTGTGATTGTTTATTTTCTTTTTCTTGTAATTGTACTAATTTTTCTAGTCCTTGTGCTATTTCAAATTCATTACCAGCACCTCTATCTATGAGTTTTTGTACATTCTTTTCTTCTTTTAAAATTTGCTTTTGTGTTTTTATATTTTCTTTTTGTTTCTTTTGTAAGTCTTTTTGATTTATAAATTGTACTCTGTTATTTTTTACTTCAACAGCCATACCTCTTTCTTGAAATTTTAATAATCTTTCTTCTCTTTTTGCTATTAATTTATCTTTTAACTCTTTTTGTTTATTACGCCTATCTTCTACTGTCTTTTTTGCTAAATCAGTTTGTATTTTTAACTGTCTAGCACCAAAAGAATTAGTAACTTTTTCTTGCATTTTTAGAATTTTAGCACCTAAATCCATAGTAATTCTTTCGTGTACAGATTCAAGTCTTTCAGGTACACCACTCATCATATCTTCTTCTAGATTATCACTTATTCTTGAAATCTCTTGAGGAATAAGTGCTAGTGTAGGCATTGCCTTAATTAAAGGTTCAAATACCTTTTTCATTGAATCAATGAGTGGTTTAAGTTCTTCTTTTGGTATTTCTGCGTGTGCCATTATCTTCTTACCAAACTGCCTCCGAAGTATAGTCCGATTATACTCGATACAACATGTGTATCAAGAGGTGTTATAACTAATCCTTCTAGTGGTTGCCATTGTGTTACATCTGTACTACTAGCAAATATCCACCATCCTTGCATTGTTGCCTCTGTGTACCCAACATATATTGGTGTTTCAGGTGCAATTAAAAATACAATTTTAGGTAATACTATAATTGCAAATACGCACATCAAAGCAATCCAACGCCTTGTGTTCTTTGTAAATGGGTCTTGTACTTCTCTCGCTTTATCAGCTTGTTCAGCGGCGAACCCTGCTCGTTGCATTAGCATATTTTGTGCTTCAGCGGCGTCTTTACCTTTTTGTGCCATGATGGATAAAACACCACCAAGGATTGTAGAGGCACCCATACTAATTAATTCCATTGGTATCATGTTCTTCTCTCCTGTTCTCTCTTTCTTTTTTCGTTTTCTTCTTTTATAAAGTTGATTAACATATCAACATATATATCTCGTTCCCATGGCAACATATTTTCAATCTCTGTTATACTATATTTATGATGTTGCATAAGTGCAAAATTCGTTTCAAAATAAGCCTCTAGGTTGTTGTGGGAGAGGCATATGGAAAAAAATCAGATAACCCTCTAAAGGTTACTGTACTCACCACTTTTGTTTTAGGATTCTCAACCTCTGTTGTATGTTTCAATTGAGGCATTGTATCAAAAAACTTCTTAATATCTACTAAATTTTCTTGACTTATACTATCAAAAAACTCTACCATGTCATCTTTACTTGTATCTTTCGCTGGGTATATTTTTTCTCCCTCAAAGATATGGTCAACGCATGAATATATTATTTCAAATATATCTTTTGTTTTAGCGTTTGTTATATCATTTGCAACCTTGGTTACACCCATTGTAGGATATGCAAAAACAACACCTAAATTTCTTGATTCATCTAAAACTACTTTATTAGTGTGGTCATCATCTACTTGAACCTCTACCTTACTAATATCTACTTCTATTTCTGCATATGTCTCCATGTCATCAGGACATACTACTCTAAATTTTGCAATCTCACCGACTGACTTACTTCTTATTTGTAGAAAAATATATTCTATGTCAAACAATGGTAACTTTGCACATTCTATTTTATTAAATGTACAAGCGTCAATCATTCTTGTTATTGCATTATAAATTTCATCTTTTTTTTCAGATTCACTTGCAATCATTAATATCTTTTCTTCTCTTACCGTAAATGGTCTAAATGCTATTGTTTCATCTTTTGATGGTAGCTTCAATTCATAAGTCGGTGTTTCTATTTTTGGTAATGCCATAATATCCTCACATTATATTAAAAAAATGGTGGAAATACTCTTCCGCCTGTTAAATCTCCTATAGGTATTCTTCGTTTCAAATCTCCTAGTAGTCCTTGTCCTGCTCTTCTTAGTTCAGGTGGTAATAATTGTAATAGTCCACCTAGTAGACCACCACCTGCATTTAGTCTTCCTGGTTCTCCTGCAATTGACTTATCAAACCCACCATCACCAAGTGCTACATCAGCAGTCTTAGTAATAAAATAGTTTTGCCAATATCTATATTTAAATGTTACAGTAAATTCTATAACATTATTATTCTCATATGAAAGTGCTGGTGCCCCAATACTTGTAGGATAACAATCATACAGTTTGACACCATGTGTTAAGTCATCTCTAGCACTTGGGTCTTCAGATGAACCTGCTGAATTAGCAAATTGTCCTAGATTAAATAAGTCTATGTCTGATACATAGTTATCATAAAATTCATAGTTATTTGATAAACTATTGAAGGCAGCTTTTTGCCATAATTCAAAATACTGTCTTTCTCTTAAATACTTATCTGCATAAAATGTTGCTGATAAATCACCATATGTATGGTCTGTTACAAAATGTCTAGGGGCACCTGGTCCTGTTACAACAGCTTCTGTTGTCATTGTTCTATCAGGCATAGTTATACCTTTACAAAATGCATTTACTCTTTTACCATCTTGATTTTGAATTTGTTGAATTAAATCTGATGTTGCAAAACCTCTTGTCTCAACAGGTAAACCATCTTCATTTTCAAAGTTTTCAAACTCTGCCTCTGAACCCATTTCAGGTCCTTTTGCACCTGTGGGTAATCTAAATGAAGTGTAGAATCTTCCTGTTCTACCAAGTCCTTCCCCTTGCATAATGTATGATAACATTTGATTTATTAATGCTGGTTTTGTTGAAAGTAAATTAGGATTATCAGGTGCTTGTCCACCTTCTATCTGTCTAAATCTTGGGTCTAATAAAATGTTATCTAATGACCTGTCTCTCCTAAGTCCTATTCTAATGTCTGAACCAAATATTTTTACTCCGCCTCTAAATATTGCCATTCTTAACCTCTACTCCTTCCGTAAACATAGCTTGCACTTCTTTTCTTAAATTGTTGAACAGGTAGATATACTGCTGTAGGAGCGTCTTGTAAATCTACTCTCATAAAACCTGAACGAACATGACTATACAAATATTTTTTTATAGTTTGTTTTACTCTTGCAAGTCCACCTACTCTTGCATAACTTACATCTAATCTTGTTGTACTATCAAACTTACTGTTTGTAGCAAAACCTTGTAATTGATTTAACAATCTAAATCTTATCATGGGTGATAGATAATGAAAATTCATACCTACAAAACCACCTCTAAATCCTTCTAATGGTAGTACTAATGGAAAAGTATCATAGTATGGTAGTGTCTCTTTAAATTTTGGGTCATAGAAAAATAGATTTAATCTACCTAATGAAGGTCTTTGATTAATCTTACCTTGATTATATAGTTTACGAGCAGTTACACTATCACCTAAAGATGATACTGCATTTCTATACCATGTAGATGATTTCTGAGCACCACCTGTTTGATTACTAATTTTATCGAATATACTTGCCATGTTACTATTTATACAGAAAAGGGCATACCTATTACTAGATATGCCCTAAAGTTTACGACAGCGGAGAGAGAGAACCTCTATTCTTCTGCTAACTTACTAAAATAATCAAGTGTATCATCACTTTCACTAGTAGCAGACGCTATAGGGGCGCTGTCTTGACTTTTAACAGTACCAGTAGATGTGGATGGGAGGTCTACATTTTCTACTGTGTCTGTACTCTTAGTACCTGTAATTACTCGATTCAGTTTCTCTTTGAGTTCCTCATACGATTTAAAATTACTGGTCTCTAAGAATGGTTTTAGAGGATATTGTTTCTCCCATATCGCCTTGATGTTGTCATCATTATCAGCGATAGCAGAAGTACCCTCAAATTCTGATTTGTCATAATTCCAGAAACCATCTACCTTTCTAATTTTCAATTTAAAGTTTGCACCTTTCCAAAAATCAAATGGATTAATTGGTGTTTCATCTTCAAATGCTGGTTGCATTGCCTCTGTTATCTTGTCAAATATTTTCTTACCGAATTTGAACAGTTTTATTTGTCCTTCATTTTCAGGATGTGTTGGGTCTGATACGACATAAACATTTGCATAGTAAGATAATTTTCTCTTACGATTTCTAGCAATGCCTTTATCTGATTCAACTCCTGTATTCCATAGTCTAGTATTTTCTTCACTAACAGGGTCTTTATGACCTAGTGTAGTTAAGCTGTTTTCAATATACCAACCACCTGGTCCTTGAAATGCATGAGACCATAATCTGACCCATGGCATATCTTCACCTGATGTTGCTGGTAAGAATCTTAGTACTGCATACCCATTACCTGTTTTATCAAGTTCTGGTTTCCACAGTCTTTCATCTTGGTACTTATTAGATTTTTTTGAGTCCTCAGGATTGAGGTTTTCTTCTAGTGCCTTAGTTAGTTTATCAAAACCACTAGATGATGTTTTTAATTGGTCAAAGTCCATATTATCCTCCGTATTATTGTATTTTTATATGTCTTATATTTTCGTATTTGTAGCATGCTACAGTACTATTTATAATAGTTACACCTATTATATAACATTTATTTGTCATTGTAAAGGCTGGTTGATAGTTTCATCATTTCAATAGGACATTCACCTAAGACCCCTTTTACAAAAAAGTTATGTGCTAAAACCAATCTATAACCATTACTTGGGTTTGTACCATGATTTAAATAACCTGGTATGCATACTATTTCACCATCTTTACAAGTATGTTCAAATGTAGGACAATTAAATCCATTTGTGTGTGAAACATTAAATGCAAGATTAAATGATTCAGATAATCTTGACTTACCAGCACCCAAGTCAATTCTCAATGGTGCATTTTCAGAACCTTCGATATAGTAAACTAAGTTAAATAAAACATTGGGATGAATATGAGGGTGATGATAGTCACCTTTATTTTGTATTGTTATCCAACTATGTAATGGTGCCAACTCATTACTAATACCGAATACATCTCTTTTATAATGTTCTGCAACATCTAACATTACATTTCTAATATTATTTAATTCAGGATGGTCATTAAATATGTTTACAGATGTAGATACGCCTGCACCTGATTTTAGTTTTCTAGTTTCTAGATTTTTTAAAAAATCTTTTTCTTGTTGTGTAATTTTATAATCAGGCGTATATATTGACATTGGTTCATAAAATAATGGGCTATGTGTTACTTTCATTTAATCTTTTCTCCATATCATCATAAGTAATATATTTTATATTCTTATTGTTTACCCATAAGTCTACTACACAATTTATAGGGTCGCTAGTACCTACAGGTTTTTCATTTACTTTATAAAACTGTATGTCTTTATATTCAGTAAACAAAGCACCCCATTGTATCTTCCAGTTTTCTGATGGCGTTTTACCATTTTGTTCTGCAACATAATGGTCTGTTCCTTTGTACATATTATTTACTAGATGATTATAACTTTCTAAATCATGACCTAATAAATAAACTTCTTTTAAATCTTTTATTTGTTCTACTGCAATTCTACCACTAGTAGCACCGGCTGCCCATCCTAAATCTCTCTTATAGTTTTCTATCAAGTCTGTTATGTTGTTTGAATAATCAGGTTGATTCATCCAACTGACATTGATTGATGAATGATTTATTTGTTGTTGTATAACTTCTTTTGTTTTACCTTTTGCTTTACCACTTTTAATTATGTTTGCAAGTCCTGATAAATTAGAACCATGAAATACAAATTCTTCAGCGTCTATTCGTTTATTCTCATTATGGTTATCATAATATTCTTTTATTTCATCTCTGGCAATTTTATCAATACTACTATAAATCATCATGTCATAATGCATAGCAGGTACTTTTGTCCAGTCTCTAAACCATGCCTCATTCTTTTGACAATAACCACTATTGTATATCTCATGACATATGCCGTGGTCTACTGCAACAAGCACATCAGGTGTAAAGTCTCGATACAAAGCATTACAACCATATATCTTACCATGAGGTCTTAACTGTTCTAAATCAAAACCTTTTCTACTTTCACCATTACCTATGCAAAATGCTTTACTCATTTTATCTCTGGTTTAGGTATATGAATTTCATTATTGCCATATATTCTATCGGGTCCTAAATCTATTCTACTAGCACATGATGTTAATATTAATAGTGAAAACACTATCATATATTTCACTATACACAGCCTGTTGGTTTTGGTAAACCACCATACTTTGCAATTTTCTTCATTGGGCCTGATTTAAAGACATCATATAATTTACTTGCCTTTCTATCCATACCAAATTCTTTTGCAAAAATTCTAACTGCTGGTACAGTACCACTCTCGTTAAACATTTCTCTTGCCTTTTCAATGTATGTTTTTATTTCATCGGTAATTAAAAAACCATCTTGTTCAGCCATTTGAATCATAACTTCTTCTGACCAATCATTTGTATTTTTTAAAAAACCATCTCCGTCTCTGTCTAGTTCCATATCAATCTTGCCTCCTGATATCGTTCATAAATATTTAAATACCAATCTGTATAAAAGTGGTAGTGTATAATTCCTATAAACATAATTGTAGAACCTACCACATTCACTACAATTAATGACCAATCTTTCCACAGTATACCTACTATCAACCAACCTGTAATACCTACAAATTGAAAGTACATATTATATGGATATAGATTCATTGTGGTTGTCAATGCACCCAATATCAATACGATACTTGAAAACCATTTAATCCACCAATCTAGTCCAATAGATATTTCTTTTTGTACCACTCTTTAAACTCCGGGTCTTTATCAAATTCTTGTAGTAATTCTCTAGTTTCTACTTGACCACTTCTGATACAGTCAGCAAGTAATTGCCATCTTTCTTCATTACTATATTTTCTTAACTTTAAAAAATCATCACTCATAACAATTTCTCCTTTAATATTATTTTTGTTTCTGTTTGATTAAACTTTAAGAACGGTTTAAACTTTTTTACCTTTTTATAAAAATCTGGCCATACAATTTTATCAATTATATTTTTATTCCAGTCTCTCATAAAATTCAAATGATAATCCATAATTATTAGTGTCTCCTTGGTAATCTTATTTCCAATACAATGTCGTAAAAGTATTGGATGCTGGCCATCACTAACAGTAATAACATGGTTGGGTTTAGTATTGTCCATATCAATAAGAGACCGTACTCTACCCAAATCTTCTTTGAAGTAGTAATTTGTTGCCTCTTTTCTTTTTCTGTATTGTAAGTATGTCTCATGACTGTCTCTTTCTAATAAACTACCTGACCATGCTTTATTCTTTTTAACAAAATTTGCAATCATAAAGTCATCTATTTCTTCTTGATTATACTTTACACTTAATTTATGAAACATATATCTATCATTTCTTTTTGTAAATGTTTCTAGTTTAGTATGTACCATGCCACTATGTTCTGTGTAATCATACTTGTCTGTTGTGAAATGTAATTTATATGCTAGATACTTTCTATAAACTGCAAAACCATCATAGGTCATAAAGGTAGTTTTCCTCCTTTCTCAATCAAATTTAGACCTTGTGCCTCTATTGTAATTTTTTCTTTTAGACTTTTAGAAATGTATCTTCCTACTTCGGCAGGGTCTATGGTATTTTTATCGCAATAGTAGAGAATGGCATCCATGTAGGACATGTCGCCATTTTCTCTTTTTATTTGTTCTATCTTTAGACTGAATTGTTTAGCGTTCATAATATAAAATCCTTGGGGTGTATTTCTGTGTGCCGAGCATACACCAAGCTCCGGCACTTCTTAAAGTGGTAGAGTGCCTAAACTATTTAACCTCTTGTAATTGTGGATTAACTGTGTCATAAAAAGTTTGAATTGACTTTTGTAATTCTTCTTCATAATCTTTCGGTTCTTTCACAAATGCTTTCATTGAACCATCTTCTGCAGCCATTAATATGACTATCTGTTCTATTGGTTCATTAAATGTTTCAGTATACATCATTGAGTATGCTGTACATTGTAGGAAATAGTTTTCTACCCACTCCTCGATTCTTTCTTTATTTGCTGTTTTAAAATCAATAACTGATAGTTTACCATTGTATTCTGCAACACAATCTACTTGACCTGCAATTGTCAAGTTTTTACTATACATAATTTCTTCTACTAATCTAATGTTATTAATTTGGTCTAGATAGGGTTTCATTAATTTAAATAACCCTAATGGTAGGACATCCCTTATGGATGGTGTTTCGTTCTTCATGTATTGTTCT